CAAATTACCACTTGGTGTAATTTTTCTAAATTCAGCGGCTCTCGTCGTCCGTCTCTTTTTGTTACTTGAATTGTTGTCATTGATTCCTCTTTAATAACTGTCTAATCTCAATTCTGACTCAGAATACTGTTTTACTAATGTTAATGTTTTATCGAACTGTTCAATATTTACAACCTCACCATCTATCAAATTAAGTATATATTTCCCTTGATTGATCCAAGCTAAATTGTATTCGTGCCCAATTGAGTCTTGGTAAACTCTATAGTCTACTGTCAACTCTTGTTTGTGTTGCGTAAGTGTTACAGTATACATGATTCCCAAACATTTTGCAATATCACAGTAATAATTTTCTTCAATCAAGGTCCAGGGATCGGGCCAAGTTTCGGGATTTGATTCAAGATGATAAGGCGTGAAAGGGGCACGAGACCAAAATTGTGACAATTCGGCCATTGCAGAATCCATAGTGAGTGAATTTAATCGTATTCGAAATTCACGCCAGGATCTCAATCGATCCTCAGCTCGTAATTGAAACATGTATTAATAACTAAATTGCCTGACTTGATACTTGATTGTGGTGGTGTTAGTTACCGAACATGTGACGTTGGCATTGGCACTCCAAATATAAACGTTTGCGCCAAGTGCCACTGCTGGCTCATTGAAGCTTTCGTCAAAGGTTGCAACACCGTTGCTGACATTGTAGTTTACTCGCCCAAATCTATAGTTATTACTGCTATCAAACAATTGATAATCTATATATCCTGCGCCAGTCAATGTGGTGATTGTGCTGGTGCCGGCGCTGAGTGTTTTTTGGTAAGTGTCAAAGCGATCGTTGCGTGTCACCAATCCAGTGACTGTGCTTGCCACGGTGAGGGACGCAACCACATATCCTGTAAAGGTGCTATTGAAAAATTTAATTACGCTCGATGTGCCATTCAACGATGCCGAATAGCTACCACCGCTGATGGTGACGCGATCAAATATGGCATCGGTTGTATTGTTTAGATACACCACTGGTGCTGAAGTTGTTCCTTTTAGTTGTATGTCTTGAACAGTTATAAATTGTGGATTAACTGCTCCGTTGGTGCCTTGAGCCCCGCCCGATTGGAACAAACTGTCACAGGATTGAAATGTGTAACTGGATCCTGTGTTGTTTATAATGCTGTTGTTTTTGCCATCACCTTTGAGTGTGCAGTTGGGCGGTATCAACAAAGGACTGGTAGTGAGGTAGGTTCCAGCTGGAATCTTGATGGTTCGTTGCACATTGGCATGTGTTGTATTCAAAGTGCTGATGTAAATTTGTTGTATGGCACGGTTTATGGCTGCGGTGTCATCAGTGACTCCGTCGCCCACTGCGCCAAAATCCTTTACAGTTACATTGTCATCTAACGCACTCTGTATGCTTCTGGTTACAGGGCTGAGTGCATTGACCCCGGTCACGCTGGTATAACCCGAATCGGTTCCAGCAAATGTGTATAGATTATTGAACTGCAACACATTGCTGTATTGCGTCATTATTTCTGTCATGCCTTCTGTGGGAGCGCCTTCGGACAGGGTGCCATTACCAATAAACAGTCTGCGAGTATCAAGACCCCAACCCATTTCGGCGCTGGCCAATTGGGGTAGATCTTGTTGTAACCCACGTCGAATTTGGATTTGAGAAATTTGTAGGATTGCCATGTTTTACTTAAACCTTGCGATAATTTAAGTATTTAGCTGACAAGATAATACATCTCCACACGTTTCATCCACTCTTCTGTCCAATACTTAAACTCGTCACCTTCAACAACAAATTCCAGGTATTCTGGCGTGGAATAGGTGCCATCTGGCAGTTGTTTTGGCTGAACTGCCATCAAAATTACACCGGTATCGATCTCGGTGCCGTGTGTGTCATTGTGTGCTGCTGCGTAGGCTGCCAGTTGAATAAAGTAGTCGCCAATGTGTTCACGCTTTTTGACTTTGTTGCTTTGCTTGAAATCCAGGATAGCAGGAGCACCTTTCCATACACCCACGCAATCCGTAGTACCTGCATACAAGCCCGAATAGTAAACAGGCACTTCACTGCCCCAAAATTCATCTACATTGCACAAGCCCTCAAGTATAACTTGTGCGGCCATAAACCAAGAAGGATGTGCATAGGGATTGGTGGGCAGGGGCTTCATGTCATCACTGAGAATGTATGCTTCTAAATAACTGTGCATCCTAGTACCGCGATTGGCGGCTTCAGTTGTGATCTGTTGTGCACGTTCATGGCCAATGGCATCACGCCACTTTTGTAATGCTTCCCGTTTTTCTGCAGGAGCCGTACGATCTAGAATAGTTGTTACACTGGGTACTTTACTGCCATCGGGCAAACAGTAATGTCGTTTGCCTTCAATTGTGGTTCTGCTAATCGGTGTATAGTTGTATAGGTTGTTTATCATTATATAAATATTTACTATGTCTGCGTCAATTACTGTTCAAAATATCGAACGTGCCGACCCATTTGGCAACGATTTGCAAAATCTAAAACTCAACAGCAGATACAATATCATTATACATTGTATCTACAATATTCACGACCATTTCGATACCGAGTTGGCATTTTTAAATACTCTTGGCCCTGACACTTTAGTAATACTGTTTCATGCCGTCGAGCAAGGGGTATTCAACCGAGATTGGATCGAAAAGTTAAACGACATAATTGGCCGCCAGGGATTTAAATTGGTGTATTTGACCGGGCTGAGTCACAACGTCAATGTTGATTCATATTTTCCACATAAGTTTGATATTGAATTTTTCCCGGTGTTTGACATTTGCGCTTCACGGATTTGGGTCAATAAAGATGTTGGCCCACAACCAATAACGCTTGATAAACCCAATAAATATTCTTTTCTCAATCTCAAGGACACACAACATCGTAGATTTACATTGGGCACTCTAATTAGACATAACTTGTTGGATCAATCACTGATAACATATCGTTGCCGTGAAGGCAAATACAGTCCATTGGATTTTAGCATCAATCGAATGTTTACACAACAACAACTTGACTTTTGTCAAACGACGTTTGATTTGTGTGAACCACATATTCCCATCAGTATCGATTCCTCGCACCAACTTGGCGGGTTGTCTAGATCATTGTTTTTATCTTGTTACTTGGCCATCATTGGCGAAACACAATTTGTCAATAATGCGCACAGTTTTAACATGAGTTTTGTAACTGAAAAGACTTTTAACGCCATAAGCAACAATCAAATGTTCATTATTGTGGGGCAAACAGGCAGCTTGGATTTATTACACAGTCTAGGCTATAAAACATTTGATGGCGTAATTGACGAAAGTTACGACAAAATTTTAAACAACGGCAATAGATTAATCACAGTAACAAACGAAATAGTAAAGTTTTTGTCTCGTTCCAAAGACGAAATACAACGTGACTACATAAAAGTACAACACATAATTGAACACAATCGCGATTTATTATACAAACAGGTGAATGTTTTTAATCAGCGGATGCAACAAGTAGTAGATCAATATGAATAAAGAAGAGTTTGTAAAAAGTGATCGCATAATAATAAACTACTTTGTTTCATTTACTAACGGAAAATTTATTGCCTCTTGTCTTATGTTGAGCAATGATGTATACAAAATGGTCACTGAAGAAGACATGATCGATCGACTAAGACGTTACAGTGATTGGTTTTTTGTAGAAGTAAACGATGAAAAATTTTGGTGGCGAGATCCCAAAAATGATTGGTTCAATAATCCCAATAATTGGTTTGACTATTTGACCGACGAGGCAAAGTCAGCAGTGGAGCAAAACAAATATATATTTTACACTTGCCACGATTACAAGACTTTTCAATATTTAAAAAATATATTTACAAATGCACGAGTACTCACAGTTATTCCCAATTTGGATTTGTGCAAGAAAAATTATCAATCAAAAAACACTAATCAATTTGAGACAACTTTTGAAAATAGTCGTGTTGAACGAGAATTCGATGAATTCAGATTGTACGACACTGACCTTCAAATCAAACAACAAGACATTTACAACGAGCCTGCTTTTGTAAAAGCAATGAGAACTCTGGCAATCGCGTTAAAAATACAATTAGACTTTCGAAAAGTATTTCGATATAGAAATGCTTACCTAGCACATAAAAAGAATCAAATATGAACCTATTAATATCAGGATGTAGTTTTACACAATGGCCCGAATCGCCCGGAGGTCCTAATATCTGTTGGCCGCGATATATTACAAATCATAATATTACCAATGTGGCCGAAGCAGCTGCCGGTAATCAGTACATTTGCGATAGTGTAATTAGAAGTGTTGCTGCATCACGTCCCGATCATGTATTGGTAATGTGGAGCGGTGTTACTCGTTTGGATTACTTGACCAGTCTAGATGATCCAGCGTGGAACAAACTGTTTGACAGTTATGGATTTTATCGACGCATTCCTGGAGACAAATTGGGCTACATCTTTAGCGGAGGGCAAATGGGCACTTGGTTTAAAAATCCTGTGGCACACAAGATGTTTTACGAAATGTACAAAGTGTCAAGCGAGTTGAGCCTTGCCACTATCAATTTACAAGAAATAGTCAAACTACAAAACTACCTGACTGCAAAAAATATTCCCTTTCACTTCATGAGTTATGTTAACTATTGGAATCGACAGGACAACGTAAGTCCCAATGGAGACTTTGGAGTTTACAAATATGCCGAGTTAAACTATCTCTTGAACGAAATAGATTTTGACAAATGGATATTTTCTAATTCCAATCGAGATGGAATATACGAAATGGCCAAGGAGCTAGGCAGTTTTATGCCTGATGGATTTCATCCCGGAGCGCTGGCCAATCAACGCTGGGCCGAAACAATAATGTCGCTGATCTGATGTGCAGCACGTCGAGTCCAATCAGTGGACATTATTAGATTATAATTGTGATCCAATGTAGTGGCAATCTGTGAAAATATTTCTGACTGCGGAACTGAACACAAATATTTTACCTGTTCAAATGCTGCCGTAAGTCGTGCTGTATCATCCTTGATCAAATCATAACTTTCATCAATGACGTTGTCAAATGTTCTAAATCCTAGATCACGTAAATTTTGTAGAAACTTGTACCCACTGAATGCAACAAACAGTCTACGATAAATCAAGGGCTTGGCCGTTTTTTCACTAAAAAAACTTAGAGTATTGTCAAAGTCGGTTTCAGCAACTATACTGTAGGCAGTATTATTAAAAACATCTAGCGGAATAACTTGACTCAAATGGCATCTATTGCCAAAATATTCCACGTAACCTGCAGTACCTGGTTGGTTGTCTTCAACCGCTGTAGTTCCTGGTTCCCATATAAAATAGTCTTTGGCATAAAATTCATTGTCATTCCACTGTCCGCCATAGGTCATAATAAACTTATCTTGTAGATTGTTTGCTATAACTTGTGCATTGACAAAATCTCGATGTGGTTTGGGACTGCCTAATAATGCATCAAAATATCGAGACTTTGTGGCAGTATAATCAAATTTTGCAACTATGTCGGGCAGTTTGCGATACAGGGCCACTGTTGTTTTAAACCAATCGGCCCAGTGTATGATATTTTTACTCATGCCACTGTCATTGACTTGTCCGGGCACGACCCAATACACATTGTCATGATAACACAGTTCCCACATGCGCCAATGAAAATCGTGTAGCTCGCTTTCAATGGTAAACACCAATGTGCTGACTGCACTCAGTTTGTTTATCTTATCTTCAAATCCTCGATAAGCAGTACAATTGATATCATAATCACAATGCAGTCGTTGTGTAGTAAATGCTATTTTATATTCAGCGGTACTGTTTACATATTCTTCGTAGGTGTGGTAAACTGTATTTGGTTGCGGGATATTTGCATTGGGTATCCACTCTAGATCTATTATTTGACTATCGCTATATATTGCTATCATACTCGAAAACTTTCACCGCACCCACACCGGTCACGTTCATTGGGGTTGATAAATTTGAAACCTTCGTTAAGGCCTTCTCGAACATAATCCACAGTCATGCCTGTTAGATATACATCACTCTTTTTATCTACAAAAACTGAAAAATCGTTTTGTGCATAGTTGATTGTGTTAGCATCCTCCATGTACTTATCTACGTATTCTAGTACGTATGCTAAACCACTGCACCCAGTTGTTTTAACCCCAAGGCGAATACCAACGCCGCCACGTTTTTCTAATAATTTTTTTATTTTATTTGTAGCCGCTTCAGTTAGCGTGATCATACTTGGATTTGTAATCTGCTACCGCCGCCCGGATGGCGTCTTCGGCAAGGATTGAACAGTGGATTTTGACTGGTGGGAGAGCAAGTTCCTCAGCGATGTCGCTATTTTTGATACTGCTCGCTTGATCCAGTGTTCGCCCTTTGAGCCATTCGGTAATGAGTGAACTAGAAGCGATCGCTGAACCGCATCCATATGTCTTGAAACGAGCATCTCTAATAATACCATTTTCTACCTTTATACTTAATTGAAGAACGTCACCGCACGATGGTGCTCCTACGAGCCCTACGCCAACTCCCTCTTCACCTTTTTTATATGATCCTACATTTCTGGGATTGTTGTAATGATCAATAACTTTTTCCGAGTAGGCCATTATTGTACATCCTGGGTGTGTTTGTGTTTAATAGATTTTTTTAGAATTTTGTACCAAAGTTTCTTTTCACGTTTGACATCGTGTCTAAAGATGGCGACATATAACTTACGGCGCAGTTTGCGTAGTTTCATTTTAGTTTGGCACCAATACCAATTGATATTGATTGGTTTGTGGATTAACCATTTGTTGGTAATGATAGCCCACTGGAGGAGGTGCATAACCCGGTTGCGGTACCACCATTGGAGGTTGTGTGTAAACAACTGCAGGCGGTTGCTCAACAACCACTGTGCGAGGTTGTGCCAGTTCGTATCCGATTACTCCGCCAATTAAAGCAGGTGCCACCCAACCGCCACTGTATCCATGATGGTAATAACCACCGCGATAGCAACAGGCTTCGGCACTGGCAGTTAGGCTCAATGTTAGAATGAATAGTGATAGGATTTTCTTCATGATACTCTCCTTGTGTTAAGTATTATAAATTATTTATTGTAAGTTGTCAAGAGTTTTGGTTAGCTGGCGGCACGCTTGGCCATGCTACTCACAATCTTGGATGATTTATCATTATCAAGATCGGTTGCTCCGTCACCGCCGGTGTCAACGGTGTTTTCGGCAGGAGCAAGATAAACGTATTTGTCCCCGGTGTGGGTATCATCTTCAATACGTTTGATCATGCTCTTTACTGTTTCATTGTCTTTTTGCGCTTTGTCAAGAGCAGCATAGTTAAATGCTTCATTTCCGGGCATGGCACGCACACGATTTATCACAGTGTCTACTTTGACACGTGGTGTCACTGCATTGCTTTGTTCAGCTTCGTTGCGCAAATATTCAAGAGCAGTAATCAAACTTGCATCACCGCGGGTGTCAGCCTCGTCCTCGATGGGACTGTTTACCTCTGAGTCAAACTCAGGGTAGTCTTTGCTCTCAAAAATTATTTCGTTAATTCTCATGTTAGCGACGGCCACGTCCTAGAGTTGCACTACCGCCAGCGGCAGCATCAGTTGCATCAAATCCATCTTCAGCGTTGTCTAGGTCGCTTTCGGGAGGAGGTGTTCCGGTATCATCACCCATTTCTGGTGCCATAGCATCTCCGCCTAGACCTGTCTCATCGGGTGCGCCCAAATTCATATTCATATCACCAGCAGGAGCAGCTTCTCCGGCCAATTGTAAAACTGCCTGCTCGGCCTGTTCTTGACTTGATACCACTGCTTGATACAGTGTATCTAGTATTGGTTTAACTGCGGTTTTAAACGCTTCGCTTTGCTCCATACCAATTTGATCACGTATGGTGGCAATAAGAGCCGGTACCTGTTCGTTCTGCATCTTGCCGATTTTTTCCATCATGTCCTGAATCGAGTCCACAATGTCTTGTGCAGCAAGACGTGCTTCACTGGCACCAATTTCACTTTCAAACAAACCTTGTTCGCTGTGTAGCCATTTGTCTAGGCCCTCACGAACCAGCATCAGTTCTACATACTTGGGATTCTTCTCCACTGTATGTGCGCCAAAACTTTTACGAATATTATTCATGTTTTCGTTAATGGCTTTGTGCAGGCGTTGTGCCTTGGCATAAGTCAAATTATCATAGTCTATGCTAAAACCAAAACGGCTTTCCATAACTCGGTTAATTTTTTGAGGTGTAACCTCGGTATGCATTTCAGAGAGTCTCATGTTATAAATCCCATATTTTATTATATTTAGCAGCTAGATAGATTTTTGATATTTCGTTTCGTGCCAATTCCAAGTCTTTTTCGGCTATTTCCAACCTAGAAGTTCTAATATCTACTGTATCATAATCTCGTCTTTTACGGGCTTTGGCTATGTGATTGCGCCAGGCCTGCGTGTCTGTATAGTTTTTATTTATTTCTATATCAAGATTACGGATATTGTCTGCTGCTTTGTACTGTCTTTTGATGGTGTATATTGTGTATAGAACTGCACTGCGTTTGTCTTCAAATGTGTGTACCAAGTTAGCAGTGTTATCAAAAACATCGCATTTTTTATTTGAGTAGGTGCGTAGAGTGTAAGTGCCTATTAGATATCCCGATTTGATGGGTATACAGATTGGTGCGTTGCCTGATTGAATTCGATGCAATTCATTGCGAGTCCAATGCTGAATGTAGTCGGCAGCTAGATCCACCATCTGGCTGACTTCTTGGGGCATGCGGTCCTTAGCGGATTTTCTTTTTGTACGTGATTTGGCCATTGTCATTACGGCGTAGCAGTATGTCTTGTGCCGTTAGTTGATTTGCAATTTCTTGCTCGCGCTCGTTGAGCTTGTTTTTGAATATTGTAGGCTCGTGGTCAAATCGGCCCAATAAGTCAGCTTGTTCATTATTGATCGGTACCGATATGTTGTTAAGTAATTCTACAATTCGCATACTGTTATTTAGTAGCGATGTGTACACCCAAAGTTATTAGGCCAGTGATGAGTACCCCAATAATTGTGGTACCAATTGTGACTAGAGTTTTGTACTGACTGCTGTCTTGATTGCTCAATGCAGTTTTGATGTCCACAAGATGTGTCTCAACCTTGTCCATTCTGGACTCGAGATTGTTTAATTTCTCTTCCAAACTATTATACCTTTCAGCGCATAACTCTACGTGCGCCTCTAGGCTTTTCTTTTCAATTTCCGTACCGGCCATTTTGTTCTCGTGGTTAGTCGACGCTTCTAACGTGTGCCTTGATGTGTGCCGTAAAGTGAGCCTAAGTGGTGCCTGAGCATCTATACTCTATTTATTGCTCGTGATGTTGAACGAAATATACGTTTTTAATAGCACCATAAGGATAAAAGATGGGAAGCATGAATCTACCAGTTTCTTCTAGTCCGGTAATGATTGGCACTTGTTCAAAGTCTTGCATTAGCCCGCCAAGCGGTTTGCCGGGTAAATCATAAACTCCTTGACTTTCAATGGCCCAACTCCAAGACCACATTGTGTGTTTGCCTTCAAAATAGTCGCCAAATCGCAATAGGTCTACAGATACATCTTGATATATTGTGGGCTCGGTTATATGCAAGGGTTGTGTGCGCAGGCTCATGCATTGCAACACTGTTTCCCAATTGCGTTGTTGGTTTCGTTTGACATCGTCGGGTATGCTACTGCGAATAACACGAGTTGGTGTAATATCAACTAGCGTATAACCTGTAAAAAATTGTAAGCCTGGAGCATTCATACAGTATTTAGCAGCCAAGAAAAAAGGCACAAAAATGTGCCTTCATTCTCTGTTTAAAAACTATTAAGCTAGTTTAAAACCGCTTGATGTTACGCTGATACCAGCAGCCCAAATGTTACCAGCAACACCAATGTTACCAGAACTGTTTAGTGCTTGTAAACGTGATGTCAATGCTGTTGCAACTGTAGTTGGTGTAAATGTCTGTGCACCATAACCACTGTTAGCAGGACCTGCACCAGTAGCTTCTAGCAATACGCTAAGTTGATTGCTTGTTGTACCGCCAGTTGTTTCAACTTGGTACATAACAACTGTAGAATCAATAGCAATGTTACGTAGAATTGTTTCTACTGCACCACCAGTTACTGTTTCTAGAGCAATGTTACCTGCTGAGCTAGTTGCAGTAATTTTGAATGCCATTGGAGGCTTTGTTAAACCTGTAGCAATAATTGCACCAGTACCGATGCTGTTTAGGTTGTTGTCAACGTTAACAATACCATTTGAGTCACCTACATATCTTGTCTGAATAGCCATTTTGTTTTTCCTTTAAAAATAATGAGCCCATCTAGGACTACATGCATTTATTTAGTCTTTTTCTAAAAAACCCCGGGATCACTTGTTGAAATGCGCTTGACCAAAAACCCCGCGATTTACCAGTTTTATAAGTCCCACTCCGGGTGCATCCACTACAAAACCCTCGCCGGCTTTTTGCCCGCCGGTCCACTGCTCAAATCCCTTGACCTGTGCCTCAAGCTCGTTGGCAAGAGCCACTTTAAATTTGTAAATGGCATTCCAAGTGTCTCTAAGAGCTTTGTATCCTTTGGCATTTCTATACAAGTAACCGCCTTGATTTTCGCCCACTAGATTTTTATACTGTTTTCCGCTCACGTTTTTTTGCAACCAGGTGACCTCGTCTTCAGCAGTTTGTCCGGTAATTTTGTGGTTAAAGTACTTTTTAAGGGCAACTTGGGCAACTCCGTCCATGCCTTTTAAAAATTGTTCTGCGGCTTGCCCTGCGGGTCCGTTGACTGCTTTTGTGGCAGCATTACTTAATTGCACAGGATCTTTGAGTGTAAATTTTAGCCCGGCAGTGGGGTTGATAATTGCGACGTCTCCGTTATTTGCCAATCCTGTTCGCCCGTCCCAAGGTGCACCGTCTTTTTGATGTACTACAAGTACTCCTACCTTGTTTGCTATTAGCACTCCAATCGGGCTCTTTGGCGGTATACGATACGTAACTGTAGTAGGCTTAAACTCATACATGCCCTTAACTAAAGGGGTAGGACCTACACTCATTAAATCGCCCTTGTAGGTGCCAGGAGCAACAACATCAGCTTCAAGTCCTTTCCAGATGGTGTTAATCTTTTCATATAGATCATTGCGATTTGCACCACGTGCTTGATCGTATTCAATCCATTGTTTAGGACTAGTTGGTAGCACACCTTTATTGGGCATATACTTGTCGGCACAAAAGAACTCGCCCGAAGTTTTACGACCAAATACCAGCGCAATACCGCCGTCCCATTTGATCGAGATTTTACCAGGGTCAGCTATAACATCTTTAAGTGCTTGTACATATCGTTGTGCTTCGGCCAATCCATCAAATATGGTATCTTCAGGATGTGGTATACGTGGCCCTTGGTCAGCAACAACTTCAGTCAGTATACTATCAATAAATTCTAGTTTCATAAATTATGGCCTAGGTGTCTAAACCAAGCTGCTGTTCCTGGCATGGGTGCAGCCTCGGGCAAGGTTATTAATCCTTTTACTGCATCTTGTCTGGCTTGTGCCAACTTACTTTCTCGATCGGGGTCGGCTTCAAGCGCTCGTATCATTGCGCTCACACTGTACAAATCGCTTTCCTTGCCTTTGGCACCAAGCAGTATTTTGGCAACTTCGGGCATGGTACGACCAACTACAGTGTTGTCATCTCTACGCATCAGTTTGGCTCCAAATGCATCAAACTTCAGGCCCAGGTGCTTGGCAATACTGTTCATTAAAATAAAATTATGTGCACCTTTAAAATTGGGATCAGCGTACATTTTACGTCTACCATGTTGATGCCAAGGAGCAACCACATGCACATCTTGTATAACCATCAAATCAACTTGCGCATATCCTTTGGGATATTTTACTCCAATACTGACATTGCGTCCGTTTACATTGGCTTCTATGCCTTTTGCTGTAAAGTAAGTTGCTAGACTTTGTTTTGCAGCCTTGACTGGATCTTTGGCATCTTGTGTTTTAAATAGTGCAACAACATCTTCGGCATCAACCATTAGGTCAATGTCGCCACTGGGCACAGTTTTAAAGCCGGCACTGCCAATATCGGTTTCTAAATTCTTTAATAGCGCCTGTGGCATTTCGCGTTTGGTTGTGGCAATCACAGTGGGCACATCCGCTTGATCTACAGGTTTACTTGTGGGTATTGCGTTACCGCCTTCGAATAGATGATACATTATGTTTGCTCGAGTGCGCGATTCAAGATCGCTGCCAAGGCAATTGTGACTGGACGTCCCTTGGCGGTGTACCAGATTTCATTGTTGCCCAGCACATAGTCTTGATTCTTGTATTTGGCCATTGTGGGATGAGCTCCACTTGCCGGAATAATTTTTACGTTTTGTTTTGTGGCATTGCTAGCGGCTTTGACCTGTTTTAGCCGTTGTTGTTGCCCTTTATGAAATTCGTCCCAACCCGCGGGCTTGATACTCTTGTGTCCTAACAGTTTATCAAGCAAACCCTCGGACATTACTTCTTTAATTTTCACTTTTGATCTTCCTAATACCACGAGAAAATTTTTCTGGTTCTTGTGTGCGTATGCTATTGAGCAATCTACGCTCTAGTTCCATGGCTTGCTCGGGTTCATAGTTTTCTTGTATATACTTGATGAGATTGATCGCACCCTGTATAACATGAGCAGCACGTGATTCCACTAGATTCTCGCGATCTTTGTGTACCAACAACGTGTCCAATTCGTCTAATATACTACGGGCTCGCTTTTGCAAGATTTACTCCATTTGTGTTGTATTTATGTTGTTTATCAATTTAGACTATTGACAATATCATTCCAGATTTTGTCCCGGTCCCAATGATAGGCCTCCCAGGATTGTTGTTGAATTAAATCTTTCAGCATTGCTAGACGCTTGGGGCATGGTAAAAATGGCATTTTTGGTAGTATTATTTCTTCAACAAAACACATATGAATCCAGGGCGCAGGTTGTATTTCTTTCTGTCTTGTACCAGCAAATCTAGTATGCATTGAATAGATATTCATGTCGTGAGTTGAAAAGAATATAGCGTGATCTTTTAGCAAATTTGATATCAAATACATGTAATTATCGGTTCTCAATTTTGCCTGTTGAGATTGTACATAAAATTGGTGGTATTTTTGTACGGATTCTTGTTTGCTATTGCTGCTGATCCACCATTTTTGTTGTCCTAACATTACAGTATTAAAATAATAAGTTGGATCAGTTTTTATTATTTCATCCCAGGAATCATCTTGCAATAATTTATCAAATCTTTTGAATTCGGCCCACTGCACTATAAAAAATGCATCTGGATCTTTTTTATGTGCTTGAATTATTGCTGATGATATAAACTCATTGCCGGCGCCTATTGCACCAAAATTTTCATGTTTTATGTTTGGATACAATGCCGAGACAATAGCAGGCCACTCGGGCCAAATATGATTTGCAGCAAACCCATCACCAAAACAAAAAATCTTATTCATACAGATAGTGTGTGTTTAGATTTGCTTCCAATTCGGCCTCGTAGAATCTTTTTACTGCTGTGGTTTGCCAAATATCACTATCATATAAAAAATTATTCAGCGATTTCCATCTAGATACATGTTTGTCAAATTCCACATCCCCGATGAGTTTTGTAAACTCGATGGAAGTTTCTACAACTTCGGCGAATTCGATATTGATGACATTTGTTGCACTCATTGGCAAAAATGGTTTAAGATAGCTTTTGGCTGTTTCTCTTTCTTTGTCTATTCGATCTATACCCATTAGATTTTTCCAAGGAATAGAATTATAATAATAGTGATGATAGGCCCTAATCCATCGATATAGTTTACTTTTAAAAGTAGTTGTAGTAATCAATAGTACTTTATCAAATTTAGTTATATCTAATAATACAGGATGGCAATGGGTTCCAATCCATTGCCATTGTTCTACACGAATTTTTTCTAATTGTTTATGCAATATGTTGGGATCATAGCTATCATGTATGTCATTGGAGTCTCCAATTTTCCCCAAAGAGTGCGCAATTGACCTTATTCCTCCATTGGCACCCACCGCAGAAAATGTGTTATTAAAAATATCACAAAGCAATCCACCACAGGTGTAATGAGGGAAGCAAATCAAATTCATTCCGCTTTGCTCTTTAATCCAGCCAACATACTTTTGAGTTTGGTACTTTGCACTTCGGCCTGGACTGCGGGCATGTCCAGCCCTTGTCCAGGTTTGGCTTCGGGCTTGATAAACTGTCGGGGATTGTCTTTGATCTGTTCCATGATACTGGCCTTGGGTGGGCCAAAACTGTTCTCGTTTGCATCTACGCCAGGATCAGTGATGCGCATGGTTTCAATGTTGTACTCTAAATCAATTTTGTGCCCAACGCCAGTACTCGATCTCGACTTCATACACTGTATTTGATACTTGCCACGCTCACGCATGGCACGACTTGTAAAGATACCAAACACATTATCTGCTGTGTTAATTTTACTGATACCGCCTGCAATATGACTGTGATCAAATTCTACTTCTTCAACTGCGCTACGATTCAATTGACTTGCAGTTACCAATAGTATGTTTAGTTCTTTGGCTAGATTGCGTAATTCTTCAGCCACATACTTGTCTTTGATAAACTGATCGTTGGGATTGACTTTAACGCTTACTGGCATTACCAAGTCTAAATAATCCACCATGACAAAGTCAACTCGTATTCCAGTTTGTATTTGTACTTCTTTCAAATAGCTGCGTATATCATTCACTGTGCTTTGTGCCGGTAACGCCTTAACCCTATACTGTCCGGACTTTTTGCTTACTAAACGCACTTTCATTGTGGTGGTGTCAATGTCTTTGCGTATGTCTTTTGTGCCTGTCCCGGTTAACATGGCATCGGTTCTAAGACTGGTTAGTTCCTCGCTCAATTCCAATGTAATATAAACTCCACTGAGTCCGGTTTGTAGCCAACTGAGTGCTATGTTCATCATTACTAGCGATTTACCTGAACCTGAACCTCCAGCAAAAATGTTAAGTTCGCCTCGACTAAATCCGCCATACAATAGTCGATCCATTTGTGGCCAACCTGTGCTCACTTGTCCGCCTGAATTAAAATATCGGTTGATACGTGCCGCAGGATCTGCAAAGTAATCTGTTCCCATATCCTTTTGCAAACTAATTTGTACTGCATCTTTGATTAATTTTTCTACAGGATCATAGTCACCTTTTTCCAACATGTCTGCGGCTTTTAAAATAGCACGTTCTAGTTCTTGTCGTCGGGTAAAGCCTTCAAACTCCTGCATGAACCACTCGTAGTGTCCCTCGTTTAGTTCGGGTACCGGCTTGAGTTCAACTCCGGTTGTGGCCTTAATCTGCTCCAGCGTGGGCATGGTTTTGTGACTATCGGTATGTGTTTTGATGAATTCAGCAACTGCTCGTAGGCTTCGATCAAAGTTCTCGGGATTGTAAATGTTTTGCACACGTACATAACTTGATGCATCCTGCATCATCATTTCTAAAAATAACTTTTGTAAATCTGGTGTATATTCTTTTATTGTCATAATTGATTATTTAATTTTTTCTTCTTGAGCTCGATTTTTAATCGACTCGATTCCCGTGCTTCGAGTATGCTTTTTAACACAAACAATTTGCCATACTTGATCACTGCTGCATTGATATCTTTAAATGTGCCAAACCATAATGGAAAAGAGACGCTCCATCCAAATTCTTGTGCATCACTAACAAGCTTCATTCCTGCTCGATCATAATCTGGAACTACAATTACTTCACGTCCCAAGCTGTCAATAATATCTGCTTGTTGTTCGCTACATTCATTGCTTAATATTGCTACACCATCAATGCTCATAGCATCCATAGGCCCCTCACAAACAATTACAAACTTAGCGTTGGGCAATTGTTTATCTGTATTAAACACATAGTTGGCGTCGTATTGGCTATAATATTTGGGCTTTACTTGTGGATCAAATGCTCGTGCACTATATCCGATAATTTCATTCTGCCAAGTAAAGGGGATAATAACTCGTTTGTGTAAATTATACTGTTGTTCTGTGGTATAGTAACACTCATATTTTTGTAAATCTATTGCACGTTGTGCCATATACAACACAGGATCATGGTGTATTGGGGTATCGGCATTGTCTGATAATTTATGAAATGTTTCTAGTGCATGAAATGTTTGTGCTTCCGCAGGCAAGGGTCGGGGCTTAAATGTTATTTCTTCTTTTACTTCTTCTACTCGATCTGGCTCAACTAATTCTTTAATACGTATAGCATCAATCACCAATCGCTTTACGGTATTGTCATCTGCCCCCAGCCAACTTAGTAGTTTACGGAACTTGTAGTTTAAGTGTCTACCAGGAGTATAGTTTGCAGTATAATTGCAGTTAAAACAACTATAAGAGATAGCACCATTGGGGTTTGTAATGATTCCGCCCCTACCACGGGTATCTTGTGTTTCGCCTCTATTATGACAACAGACTGCGTTGAAACTGGTCCAACCACTTGTGGAGTTTGTTTTGCGTTTTGCAGGCAGTAGTGTGTTAACAGTGTCTAGAATCGAGTTCAGCATCATGCTATTATACATGAAGTTTTGGTTAGAATCAACTGTTTAGGCTGGACTTGATCCGTTATATCTAGTCAAATAATAGGTGGCATTTTGAAGATGTTCGGCAGCAGTTAATGCCCTAGTGTATACGTGTGCCACAGAAACTTTACCAGTTGTGTTGTTGGCATTGCCTTGATACGCAAATATTTCTGGGGTTGATGCTGCTGGTCTATTTACAGTAGAAGCACTGGTTCCATGAGCCACACCATTTATATAGATAGTCCAACCCGTAGTCCCGCTAAAACTCATCGAAACATAGTACCATGTATTGGCACTGAGTGTGATATTAGACCCTACTACTTGATAACCATCACCGTTATTATTACCAGCATATAATGTGGTACCACCGGCACCCCAAAATGTTTCGTTAGTACCAGATCCTATTAGGTTGAAAAAGTTTGATCCTGTAAACTGAAACACAATACCTTTGCTGTAGTCAGTGTTTGCTGGAAATATGGTACTGGCCGCAACCGCACCGTTATTTCCAGGACTACTCCAATAGGCCTGTCTTGTACCAGTATTGTACACCGTGCCATAACTGCTACCAGTGGGTGCTTGATAGAAGGTAAAATTATTGTTATTGCCACTGTTGTCGGGCCAAGTTGTTCCCGACACATAGTTTTGCATGTCAAGATTGAACAGCAGACCAGCAGTGACATAACTTAAACTCGATTCTGTTCGAATGCTTATGCCGCCACCTATGTTAATTCCACCACCTATGTTCATACCCCGTACCTTGCTCTAAAATAATTAAAGTTTTGGCTAACTTCATTGGCACTCAATGCACGATTGTACAACATAGCAACCGGAATGTAAGCATCAAAAGAGTCGTAGCCATCCCAACGTCGTGCAACACGATACCCTAGTGTACTGACCAAATTGCTTCCGCCGCCGGCACTGGCCGTTGTGTTTTGTAGTACATTGTTAATATATAATTTGATATTAGCACCATCGTATGTGCCCACAATGTTATACCATGTGCCAGTTGTAAGTGCATAGCCACCGCTCAATTGCCAACCAGTTGCAACACTATAATATCCTGCACGTATATTAGTATCGCTGGCTGTACTGCCGTTATAACTAGTCAAGCAGAAATTAACCGTTGAGGTACTGCCGCCACCGCCAGTGTATACACCTGTAAATATGGCGGGCAAATATCCACCAGTCTGCCAACTGTTGGCATAAAACCAAGTATTAATAGTCCATTGAGTAATGTTAGTTCCAAGATTTGATCCAGCAGCATATTGATATACGGCACTACCAGTGCTGCCATCAAATCTCAAATCATTATAACCGTTCTTGATCATTGAACTACTGTTTAGTGCAGTCCCATCAATCACTGCACTTGTGGTATTGTTCTCGCTAGTTGCTGGACTAAAACTATCATAGTAGAATGTGGCATTTTTACCGTTGCCCGACAAGTCATACCAGGTGGTTCCCAACCCCGGCCACGAAGTAGGATTACGACTATCCAAGTATAATTGTAGTCCGTTGGTTACTGGTGTAGTATCAACTATGTATCCAACATTTGTTAATGTAACTCCGCGTATAATCATTATGCCACCGCCGTTATAGTTACGTAACCCGAACCAAAGTTATATGCTGTATTACCAGTGGTTCCTATTTTTGTTATAGTACTGCCATCATAGAACACGTTAGCTCCGTTATAGTTGCCATCGCTAGTGGCTATGTTTGCAGCAGTGGGTATAATATAACTTCCTCCACCTCCACCAGCATCTGCACGAACTGTTGCACTATAGCTTCCTCCACCTCCTGAGTATCCGCCGCCACCTCCACCATCAATGGCCCCGCCACCGCCACCGCCACCAAATCCACCAGCACTACTATTTGTAGAATAACTAGGGTTAACTTGGCCGCCACTGGCACCTTGAAATAATCCTGCACCACCCCCACCATAGTTACCTGAACCTGCGGTACTACGAGTACTAGATCCATTAACACCGTTAAAACCAGTGCTATAGAGTCCACCACCAGCACCACCACTGTATCCTGACACTGTACCAGCACCATATATATCAATGGTACTAACTCCGCCTTGTCCGTTAGTACCACCAGGTGCACCGTTGCCTTGTGCAATCTGATTGTAACTGTATCCGCCACTCATGGTAGTTACAGCATTGCCACCAATACCGTACTCAACACCACTTTGGTTATACCATCCAGGGCCACCCCCGCCACCTGCAATCACAATAGGAATAATGGTATATTGGTTAGACGATGTAATACTAGATGAGGTGTTTAGAGCAACAACGAATGATCCACCGGCTCCGCCTTGGCAGGAAAATTGGCCTGCGTTAACACTAGGGTACGTTGATTGGCCAGCAACAATAGCAAGAGTTTGCCCTTGTATTAGTTGTACTGTGGCTCGAATTTTAGCACCAAGTCCAGATCCATAGTATGGAGCAGAATAATAACTTGTTCCGCCACCTATTAGGCCAGGGCTCGCTCCCGCAGCAGTAATTTGATAGTTGCCGCTAAATGGCACCGTCCAATATTGTATGCCGTTAGTTACACTATACCAACTAGAGTTAGTTAACCAAGTGTTACCCACGTTGCTGTAGGTATTGCCAAATAGTTGTGTTGCTGTTGGGCCCGACGAGCCAAGTATGTTGCCAGTCTGAAAAGTAAATGTTGTAAAGGTGTAGAAAGGCTCGCTGGTAAATGTAATACCAGCACCTATGCTAACTCCGCTACTTACTATTGTCATTGAAACACCACGCTTAAAACTGTTATATTGCCGGTATACGTTGTATATCCTGCGGTTGTGCCGCCAACCTGTGTGGGTACTCCGGCAGTTGGGCCACTAGGATACGGACTGTAATAAACTGTATTTAATGCTGTAACATAAGGTACACCATTTATTGTAAATGTATTATTTTGTGTAGCATTTTGGAATGTTCTATAGTATGGGCCACCAGTAACTCCAATCATAAAATAACTACCAGCCGGTATTGTAGTCGATACTGTTGTGGTGCTTGGCACAAATGCTCCGGCTAATCCTGTCGTCGATGCCGAACAAGTGCCAGATCCAATCTGTGCTGGGTTACTGTAAAAATTATTAATACCAGGTATAGCACCAACGGTTATCCACCATGTCCAACTATTACTATCACCTGCATAAACACTCAAACCTAAGCCATTGGCCTGTGCAGGTATAATGACCGTGCGTTCAGCATAAAATAACTGCCAACACATTTGATTAGTAGCACTTAACGATGATGACAGGTATCCACTGCCGTTGCCGGCTATATTAGCAAAAGTACTATCTGTCCACGTCGTAACATTGCCTGTTGTTGGTACTGTAGGATCGGCTATTGTTATAGCACCACCAATGGTTACGCCAGGTTCTATTATCATATTACCAATCTATTCTTAATTGACGGACCCAGTTTTGAGCCGTAGATCCCCCAG